GATTGCCACAAAGGATCCCAGAAAGATGCAGAGTTGAGAGTAGATCCTGTTAAGTATGTTTCGTAGTAGAGCTGTTTAATAACTCTGTAATTCACCATCTTTGTTTGATATGCAGAAAACATTGATGCTGATACAGGGATATTCTGGCCCCTATTAGTAGTTATTCCGTAGCTCAGTAGAGATTGGCTAGTATATGTGGCAGAATACTTTACCTTTATAGGAGTCGAAGATATATCAGATTGCTTTATGGTATTCTTCGCTCTTGACATTTAATTTTACCAATCTAGTTTTACTCTAATTAAAGCCTCTTTTGTGAAGTCTTTTGTTAAAGCTTGTGACAACTTAGCTACAGCTAACAATTCATTATTGTCATTATACAAACCTACAGTTGTAGGGAATGTTTGAGGACTGTTGATAAAGTTAGAATATATCAAAGTACCTGTAGATCCTGATATGAATGAAGGGTTAGTAGTGTAGTTATAATCTTGGTTTTTAACTCTTACAAACACATAGTCTGAAGATACTGTTTCTTGTGAATTAAGAGCAAAGTATTGTCCTCTATTAATTGTTTGGAATATAGTCTCTGTATTCAATGATCCACTTGCAGAATTAGTAGATAAAGAAAGGTTAATACCACCCAAAGATTGATCCATAGCCAATGCTCTTGGGTTCAAAAGAATCAATCCTACATCTGGAAGGAATAAACCATAGCTTCCTGAAGCTGTATATCCTTTAGTACCTCCTGATAAAGCAGCTGCAGTAGTTGCAACACCGTTAGATCCAGAGATGATATCAAACACTCTACCGCCATCTACATAGTTTACGGTAGTAGTCTGATTTGAATTATCTGTCAATTTAATGAATGTACTTCCTGAGAGATATAAATTAAATGTTCCAGGGAACAAACTTTCCTTGTATCTATTTCTATCTATTTGAACAGCAATTAGATCTATCGAAGATGTGTTAAGTCCTCCAAAGTTTACATTACTTTCAGCATCTCCATAGATAATGTTTCTATACTGACCAAAGTTAATTCTAGTTGGTGTATTTTGAGGAACTAAGGTATTGAGTGGAGCAGAACCTGATCCGTCTGCACGTCCATAAGCTATTGAAAATTGTACTGCTGATCCTGTAGAAGTAACAGCAGCGTTATACACATCTACATAATAGCTTCCTGTAGTACTTGCAGAAGCTGTAAAAAAGCTACTTAATATAGTTACGTTATTACTCCAAGCTGGAGCCGTAACTGAATCTGAAGATACTACAAAATCTGATGGATCTAATCTAGTGAATGACATATTTTAATCTATTAAGATGATACTTTTACAATAGTTACTGGAATTGAAATTCTAGCTCCAGAGTCACGACCAACTACAACCAATGTAGTATACAAGCTAGTATTTGTTCCAAACAACGTATTAACTGTCGTAGCAGTCAAGTTGATTGTTGTACCAATTACAGTCTTACTTACGTTAGTACCAATAGTTGTGGTTGTATTCAAGTTAGTAGCTTCTGGTGTATTAATACCCACACCGGTAAAGTTACTCATAGTTCTAACATCACCAATTGTAGCTGTGTAACCAGACTGTTCAAATGTTGATGTAGCACCAAGATAGTTAAGTGTCTGTGGAGTAATTGCCAAAGAAGCACCCTGCTTAAGAGTGATTGAAGTATATCCAAGATCAAGAACAGGGATTTTAGCCGTCCCTCTTGGAAGAGTGATCAACTTATATCTCATGATCTCTTGGTCATTAGGATATGCCTGAAGAATTGGCATTGCTTCAATAGCTTCACCATAGAAAGCCGATCCAGATGGGTGGTTTGGATTATACAGAGTATAGTCAATCTCATCATCAGCAAGGCTGAACTGGGTGATTCTAAATGAACCGTCGTTACGAGCCAATAATTCTCTTCCTTTTTTAGTAAGGATGGCGTCCACTACGACTGAAGTACTACTTAAATATGACATATGAAAAAGGCTTTAAAATAAATATGGTCAAATTAATATTTTTAAATCTATGCAAAAATTATTGTATTCTGTCCACTTGACAACAAATTCTGCTGTTTCAATGACTTGACAACGTTTCCTGCATTATCTCTTACAACTGGGTCTATATTCTGAGGGAATAGAAGACCGTCTTGGGTTATGGTGTCAGAAGGGTTATATCTCAAAATAACGTTTGTTTCATCCGGCAAGTGTTTTTGAACTATATACTTACTTGCTGTTGCAGGATATCCTGTTGCTCCGTCAAGTGACAGTAGGTTTACTTTCCTATCTACCAAAGCAGACCAGTATGAACCAACTGTATCATAAGAAGCACTTATCACTCTGTATTCCTCTTCTTCTACCCAACCTCCTAAACTACTACTAAATTTAATCATATCTCCATAGTCTACAGTGAAAGGAAATACCACATCATCCATAGAATTATAACTTCCTGATTGGATAAAGTTACCATAGTATTGTGATTGAACATTAGTAAATCTTATGTTTCTTCCACTATTTTCTATATACAAAGATCCTACAGGATCAGTAACTTTAGTGATATAAGAAGTTGTTGTACTAGGAGAGGAAGACAAACTTATAACTGCAGCAGGGCTTACTCCTGCACCTACAACAGAGTTATAAAACCCGTTAGTTCCAGAAGGAGTTCCTGTACCATAACTGAAAGTTGATGGATTGTATGTTTGGAATGATACCTGGAAGTATGCATTAAATGTACCTCCATTAACATTTGCTGGGATAGTAAAAGTTTGTTCTTCTTTATATACTGCATCTACACTTACGTTGTAGTTAGGTAAAATAAATGCTGATAATTCAGTTCCTGTAGTAGATCCTACAGATTCTATAAGCTCAGTTGAAGATACACTTATTCCTGTTGCTGAGGCTGTGTATTTCAAATTAACTTGAATATCATTTCCTAAATAAGTACTCAATAGTGTACCAGCTCTGTCAACTGTGAAAGATACATTATAGCCTATTACTACATTATAATCTCCTACGTTAGTCTCAGGAGTTACATTCACGGATCCTAAAGTAACATAGGCGGCAGCTCCTGCAGCATTTACTATTCCTGTATTTGAAGTTCCTGGACTAGTTGAAGTAGATGAAGTAGGAGGAGTTATATAGTAAGTCAGTGTAGGACTTCCTAATATGTTAAACAATACAGGTGAATATCTCCAACCTCCTTCATATATAGACATTGAAGTGTTGTTAGTCAAGTACTGTACATCTTTGTTAGCGTTATTATAGTTAAACAAAGACACGTTAACTACTTCTGTTGTCTTAAATATATTTTGAGTATAGAATATGTTCTTGTTTAATTTTGTTAAGTCAAGTACATTTTCGTTATTATCAATAATATATTTGATCTGAGCATTAGCTCTGTTTGGTAGATTGAATGAACCTGTAAAGATGTCTACAAGGTAAGCGTATTGATATTTGATTTTATCAATTGCTGCTGTTTTACCGTATGATTGATCTCCAGGAGTATATATATTATACTTAGCACTTACAGTTTGTGATCCTGAGTATCTTGGGATTATAGACCTTTGAAGGTTATAATTATAATCTTGAACTTGAGCAAAAGGATTATTTAGATTCGTATATGCTTCGTAATTATCTACTTGTGATTCACTAATAGAATAAGTTACAGCGTTATAGTTAATAGGAGTTAATTGATCTGAAGTATAATCTAGATCTAACAAGCTTACTGATCTTACAGATGAAGATATGTTTTGGTATGTTGCTCCTAAAGATACTTGTATAAAACCTGAACCTGTACCTGGAAGACTTGACATTTCATCTTGATCAAATGCTGAACCATTTGTTACAGTAATTTCTGAACCGCTTAATTCACCATTATACTTCTCTACATTCATAGAGCTAGTGTAAGAAGCAAGGCCGTTAGGCGTCATTAAAAAGCCATTCCAGTAAGTTGATCCTGATATAGCACCACCATCTGAACCAGTTACACTTACCATGTCAATAGACTGTGAGTAGTCTTGAAAACTCATACTAGGTTCATGCCTAGGATATTTGTTTCTTTCATATAAGTGTGACTTTACAATGATGCCTGTAGATATATTAGCTCTAGCAGGAATGAAGTCTTTAATAGTCTTAAATAAAGTGTTGTTATAAAACTTGAGGAGTCTTATATATTCCCAAATACTATTAGGCTCAGTATAAGATGCAAAGTAAACATTACTTGCGCTAACTAAACTCTGATATGATGACGAATATTGGTCTGAAGGCTTTCCTATTAATTGATCTATGTTAAAATATCCCTGATTAGTTTGGATGTTTTTATTAATAACATCAGCTGGAGAAAAACCGACTTCTACAGTTTTACTATTTAATCTATTTTCAGGATTAAAATACTGAATTGTAGCATAAGGAGAAAGAAGCGAAGATGATAGAGCTAAGCTGCCTGTAACACTACCGTTAGAACCGGTATCGATCATCACTTTATATTCAGAGGTACCAATATCGTAAATACCGTCTGTTGTAGTTTCTATATTTCCTCCGTACTCACGAACGGTTAATATACTCTCAGGAATACCGTAAGTAGCAATCAAAGCTTTAATACCTCTTTCTGTACCTTTTGTTTTAAGTAAGTAAGGTAGGTTATGATAAATCCTTTTATACAACTCGTCCTGTATAGTCTGTGCAGGTAGAGTAGTCAAACTTGAAGTAATGTAGTTAGTGATAATTTCTGACCCTGTTGGAGGCAGTAAGGATCCATCTGGGTTGATTCCAAACAACGTATAATAGAGGTTATCTGATACGTTAGTGTTTGTATATAGATTGAAACCAAAGCCGCGTAATGCGTCTGAAACCATGTCCAGAGATATACCTAAATCTGGGTTGTTCATGGCATCGTACCTTGTACTTACATCTTTATAGTAGATCCATATATTGTCAAAGTGTTGGCCAACCATATCAAGGAAAGTGATGTATGGTTGGTTTGCAGGATCATCTAACAAGTATTGAGGAGCAGAACCGTGAAGTATATCTTTGTTAGTAGTGTCATAGTAAGATGCACTAAATAGTAAAGATTGTGTTCCTGCTGATGGAACTGTAGTTGTAGATCCTAAGAAGCTAACAGCTTGTGAAGATGTTACTGAATATAAAGTATATGGCTGAGTACTGTTACTTTTTGGCCATGCCCAACTTGATGAATTAAAATACAAGAAATATTCATAAGGATCAAAGTTCTTTACAATATTGTCTATCTTGTCTTGTAGTACTACACTACTAGTTAAAGCAATATTTTGATTTCCACTTCCTCCTGAAATTGCTTGTTGAGCGAGGATATCAGCGCTAGCAGATTCTATTAACTGTAATTTATAAACAAAATTGTTTACTCTTTCAATAGCACTAGACCAATGTATAAAATTACTAAAATCACTATAGTCTACATTAATTTGAATAGCTCTATCCTGATAATAGCTTGTTAACTTTTGAAAAGATGAAGTTACAGGACTAGTTAATAAATTATCGTAGTTATAATATGGAGTAGTTTGACCGTTCTTAGTATTTAATCTAACATTAAAATTTGGCCCTCTTAAATTAGTTAAATTTTGTTGTGTAGCTACTTCTACTTGAATATCTACATTAAAGCTAACAGATTCAGCAACTTTATCAACTAACCATAGTTGAGATTTTACATCAAATTCTGTAGGTAATGGTTCATAAAGTTTAACTATTAAGTATCCTCCTTGATCATCTTCTGTATAAGCTACATTATTTGCAGTTACTAAATTATTATTACCAAAGTTTAAATAGAATACAGGATAATAATTTTTTGTACTTATATAAGCTTGATATTGTGCAAAACCCTCTCTAATTATTTGGTTAGATAATACTTGTGAAGCTAACTTTAATTCTGTCCTAGAGTCAGATATTTCTTTTATCCAATAAAATGTACCAAATTGAGAATTAAATAACTTCTTAAAAAAGTTATATTGTATATTAAGATTGCCTCTATCAAAACCCCTATTTTTAAGATCTTTTTCTGGTTCTAATGTTAGAGCAGAGTATGTATTATTTTTAGGATTGTTTAAAAGAAAAGGATAATAATCAAATGCATCATAATCTTGAGTAATAAGTTGCCCTGATTCATCATATATGAACAACTCCATGTAGTCATTAGCAGCACCAAAACTAGAATTAATAAAGTTTGAAGTAACTAGCTGTTGATCCTGTGGAGTTAATTCTATTGGTTGGACACCTTCACCTGAGTATGTTATATTGACTAATTCCATTATAATAGATCATTAATATTACCAAAAGATTGGTTTAAATCTAACAATTGTTGACGAAGTGAGTTAATTTCTTCTATTAGTGCCTGTTTTTCATTGTCTATAACAGATCCTCCAATATACTGTTGGCTTCTTTCTACCAAGTAAGTATGGGAATTTATAGAGCCGGATACTGGTATATTAAAAAATAACTCATCATAATACTGAAAGAATTGATCTACAGTTACTACGCTTGCTGTTTCTGCAGGCACAGTTGATATCAATTCTGTAAAGCTAGTATTTACAGCTTTAGTGTATGTATTGATCCCGTAAATTTCTTTAACTAAATCTACGTTAGCCATTATTTAATTATTTTAAACATTATGTTATTGTCTATCTCGTAAGACTCACCATCAGATAAAATAGTCTTGAATAATACTTTATAATATCTTTCTGGTTCTAATCCATTCATATATAGATTGAAATAACTTCCTGTAGTGTCACAACTTATTTTTGTATAGTCTGTATCAAAGTCAATTACAATATCATCTGTTTTAGCATCTTGAATTGCCCAATATGATGACGAAGGAAGCGCTTTATTTGTAGTATACAAAGAAGCTGTAGTAAATACCCTAGCTGGATATTTGTC